TCCGCAACTTCTAGAGCAATATTTAATACTACTGTACTATCTTTTCCTCCGCTAAAACTTACACAAACTTTATCATAATTTTTAAAACAATATTCTATACGCTTTTTACTTGCTTCGTAAACATTGTCTGCTTGAAAACTTTTTAATCTCATCTTATTGTGTTCTTATAGTTTCTATTGATCCAGCACTAACAAAATCTCCTTTATCATTTTGTACTATTGTTCTATTAATCATAGGGTGTACTATGTCTGTAGCTCCAAAATCACTATCCGGATGGAAAGCTATGACATCCATATGACTATCCGTTGTATCAAATTTGTGTGTTCCCGCTAAATGTATCTTACCATCTAATCCAACTCCTTCTGAATTTTCCATACCTTCTTGCCACTCTTTTATTACAAATATCATTCCCTTAAATAAAGGTAGAGTACCAAAAGGTGTAACACATTCTCC